ACTACAGAAATGACTTGCTATTATTCTCGTTTAGAGTGATATATGTAATACCAAAACAAAACCACACTAAATGGAGGATGAGAACATGAAAGAAATCAAAGCATTTGAAGAAGCCAAAGCAACCGGCGCAAACTTTAAGGAGTCTGGAATCAACAGCACCATGTACTGGGCCTACGAAAGAAGCAATGAAGCAGGAAACGACACCATCGACTTTTCTGAGGTCATTTGGGATTACGACATTGAACCCATTGTTAAAGCCTGCAGAGCCTACGGAATTGACCACATTACCATTTCAAGCACCTTCTCAGGACTGATCGCAACCCTTGCCGAGTTTGAAAAGCACGGCTGTAGGATAGACGGACTTACCAAGGTTAAGACAAGCTACACTGACTGGCAGACCGGCGAAAAGCAAATTCTACCAGCCATCTTGGTTAGCATTTAAGGAGGACTTAGACCATGTGGAGAGAAGGTAAAATCGAAGTCGAAAACAGAACCATTCACTACTGGATCAAAAGCTTTGACTTAGGCTCCCCTTACGGCATTGATGAGGGTAGAATATCAAAACTGATGTTAAAGCGAGATGGACAGATCATTGCAAACTTTGATAGAGGCTGGGACATTGAACCCATCGACGCCAATGCGCAAGCTGCACTTGAAATATTCATGAAGAAATACAATTAACAACAAGATAAAACGCATAAAGGAATAGGGCTGTATGGCTCTATTCCTAGTTACAGAAGACCTTAGGGTCTGTTTTTTATGTCTTTTTAAAGGAGGTGTCCGCATATCCGAAAACTAAAGAAGTATAAACCAACCTCTTACATGGCGAAGGATTCTCATTACAGCAAGGAGATGGCGGACTATGCAGTTGGTTTTATTGAATGCCTCTCCCATACAAAAGGAACCTGGGCAGGAAAGCCCTTTGAACTGATAGATTGGCAGGAGCAAATCATCCGGGATATCTTCGGAACTTTGAAGCCAAATGGCTACCGACAATTTAATACTGCTTATGTAGAAATACCAAAGAAGATGGGAAAGAGTGAGCTGGCGGCGGCTGTTGCCCTGCTCTTAACCTGCGGAGATAACGAAGAACGCGCTGAGGTTTATGGTTGTGCTGCAGACCGTAACCAAGCCTCCATCGTTTTTAACGTGGCAGCTGACATGGTGCGAATGTGCCCTGCCTTATCCAAGCGGGTAAAGATTCTGGACTCACAGAAAAGACTGATCTACCAACCTACCGGAAGCATCTATCAAGTGCTTTCAGCGGATGTTGGAAACAAACACGGCTTTAACACCCATGGGGTTGTCTTTGATGAGCTCCATACTCAACCTAACCGAAAACTTTATGATGTTATGACAAAAGGTAGTGGTGATGCTAGGATGCAGCCTTTGTACTTTCTAATCACCACTGCTGGAGATAATCAAAACAGTATCTGCTGGGAGGTTCATCAAAAAGCACTGGATATCATGGCTGGAAGGAAAAACGACCCTTCCTTCTACCCAGTGATTTATGGTGCAGATCTTGAAGATGACTGGTCCGATCCAAAGGTCTGGAAGAAAGCAAATCCATCCCTCGGCATCACTGTGAGCATAGATAAAGTGAAAATGGCCTATGAGTCTGCCAGACAAAACCCCGCTGAAGAAAATAGCTTCAGACAGCTTCGGCTCAATCAATGGGTTAAGCAGGCTATTCGCTGGATGCCTATGGATAAATGGGATGCCTGTGCATTCCCCGTTAATCCAGAAGCCCTCAAAGGTCGCGTCTGTTATGGCGGGCTGGACTTATCATCTTCTACTGATATTACAGCCTTTGTACTTGTCTTCCCTCCGCAGGATGAAGATGACAAGTATGTGGTTCTTCCATACTTCTGGATACCAGAAGACAGCATTGACCTTAGGGTTAGACGGGATCACGTCAATTATGATGTGTGGGAAAAACAAGGCTTCCTTCTGACCACCGAAGGCAATGTTGTCCACTATGGATTCATTGAGACATTCATTGAGGAACTTGGAATGAAATATAACATCCGTGAGATTGCCTTTGACCGCTGGGGAGCAGTTCAGATGACACAGAACCTAGAGAATTTAGGATTCACCGTTGTACCTTTTGGTCAGGGCTTCAAAGATATGTCTCCGCCAACTAAGGAACTAATGAAACTCACACTAGAGCAGAAAATCGCTCACGGTGGTCACCCTGTTCTCCGCTGGATGATGGATAACATTTTTATTAGAACCGATCCTGCTGGGAATATCAAAGCAGACAAAGAGAAATCCACAGAGAAGATTGACGGTGCTGTTGCTACAATCATGGCTCTTGACCGAGCGATTCGCTGTGGTGGAGAAACTGGTAATTCTGTTTATGACGATCGAGGACTACTCGTATTTTAGGAAAGGAGGTTGATGCCCGTGGGAATACTGCAAGGAATATTCAAGGCCCGAGACAAGCCTAAAGACGCTCTTGGTGGAAGCCGATACAGCTTCTTTTTTGGGAGCACCAGTGCTGGAAAACCGGTCAATGAGCAAACTGCGATGCAGATGACAGCGGTCTACAGCTGCGTAAGAATCTTATCGGAGACCTTAGCTGGTTTGCCTCTTCATGTCTATAAGTACAATGATTCAGGTGGCAAGGAGAAAAACTTAAAACACCCGCTTTACAAACTGCTTCATGATGAACCAAACCCAGAGATGACTTCATTTGCCTTTAGAGAAACGCTGATGAGTCATCTTTTATTATGGGGAAATGCCTATGCTCAGATTATTCGAAATGCACGAGGAGAAGTGATTTCTCTTTATCCCCTAATGCCAAATAAAATGACGGTCGATCGCGATTCAAGTGGTCGGCTTTTCTATTTGTACCAGCGTGGCAGCGAGGATGCTCCTACTCTTGGCAGAGAGAATCAGGTGTATCTTTCACCATCAGATGTCCTTCATATCCCAGGACTTGGCTTTGACGGACTGGTAGGCTATTCACCCATAGCCATGGCGAAAAATGCTGTAGGCCTTGCTATTGCTACCGAAGAATATGGAGCTAAGTTTTTTGCTAATGGTGCCTCACCTGGTGGCGTCCTAGAGCATCCCGGTACCATCAAGGACCCTGCAAGGATCAAAGAATCATGGAACGCTGCCTATCAAGGAAGTGTCAATGCCCACCGGGTAGCTGTCCTGGAAGAAGGCATGAAATATCAACCTATTGGTATATCTCCTGAACAGGCACAGTTCCTTGAAACCAGAAAGTTTCAGATCAATGAGATCGCTCGTATTTTTAGAGTCCCTCCTCATATGCTTGCTGACCTTGAGAAATCATCCTTTAGTAACATCGAGCAGCAATCACTTGAGTTTGTAAAATACACCCTTGATCCATGGGTGGTCCGCTGGGAACAGTCCATGTGTAGGGCGCTTCTCATAGAAAGCGAAAAACCTAATGTGTTTATCAAGTTTAACGTGGATGGCCTTCTGCGTGGTGATTATGTAAGTCGTATGAGTGGATATGCCACTGCAAGGCAGAACGGTTGGATGAGCGCCAATGATATCAGAGAACTTGAAAATCTGGATAGAATTCCAGAATCTTTGGGTGGCGATCTCTATCTCATCAACGGGGCCATGACTAAATTACAGGACGCAGGCGCGTTCGCAAATATTAAAGAAACGGAGGAACCTAAATGAAGAAGTTTTGGAACTGGGCACAAGATGAAAACACCGGTGTCCGAACACTCTACCTAGACGGCGTTATTGCAGAAGACTCATGGTTTGACGATGATGTCACCCCTAAGGCATTTAAGGCAGAGCTTACTGCCGGTGAGGGTGACATTGTTATTTGGCTCAATTCTCCAGGAGGTGATTGCATTGCTGCTAGTCAGATTTACGCCATGCTAATGGATTACAAAGGCACTGTTACCGTAAAGATTGATGGCATTGCTGCTTCTGCCGCCTCAGTCATCGCCATGGCGGGGACAACGGTTCTTATGGCACCAACAGCCCTGATGATGGTCCATAACCCCCTTACAGTGGCCATTGGGGACAGCGAGGAGATGAAAAAAGCCATCGCCATGCTTTCTGAAGTGAAAGAAAGCATCATCAATGCCTACGAAATCAAGACAGGCCAGTCAAGGACAAAGCTCTCGCACCTTATGGATGCAGAAACCTGGCTCAATGCAAAGAAGGCCATCGAGCTTGGCTTTGCTGATGGCATCTTGGAGGATGAAAAGAAAAGAAATCAGACCGAGAACTTTACCTATGCCTTTAGCCGCAGAGCTGTTACCAACTCCCTGCTTGATAAGGTAAAACCCAAACTAGAAAAAGAGAATACCGGCACCCCAATTGAGTCGCTAGAAAAGCGACTTTCTTTAATTCAACACTAAATTTTAGGAGGAAAACACTATGAATAAAATTCTTGAACTACGTGAAAAAAGAGCAAAATCCTGGGAAGCTGCTAAAGCATTCCTTGATACCAAAAGAGGTACAGATGGAATTGTATCCGCCGAAGACACTGCAACCTATGAAAAAATGGAAGCTGATGTTGTTGCCCTTGGTAAGGAAATTGACCGTCTTGAAAAGCAGGAAGCACTAGACCGTGAGCTTTCAAAGCCACTTAACACACCACTTACCGGAAAACCTATCTTCCAGGGTATGGAATCCAAAGGTGGCAGAGCCTCTGCTGAATACCAGAAAGCCTTCTGGAATGCCATGAGAACGCGTTCTGGTGAAGGCCTTGATCCAGTGATTAAGAACGCACTGCAGATCGGCACCGACACGGAAGGTGGCTATCTTGTACCAGATGAGTTCGAGCGTACTCTTATTGAAGCCCTGGATGAAGAGAATATTTTCAGAAAGCTTGCCAACGTCATCTCCACTTCTTCTGGCGATCGTAAGATTCCAGTGGTAGCTTCCAAAGGAACCGCTTCTTGGATTGATGAAGAAGGTGCCATTCCTGAAAGCGATGATAGCTTTGGACAGGTTTCCATTGGCGCTTACAAGCTGGGTACCATGATCAAGGTATCGGAAGAGCTTCTAAATGACAGCGTCTTTAATCTTGAGAACTATATCGCAAGAGAGTTTGCAAGACGTATCGGTAACAAGGAAGAAGATGCTTTCTTCACAGGAGATGGTTCTGGTAAGCCTACAGGTATTCTTGCTGCCACTGGTGGAGCACAGATCGGTGTAACCGCTGCAAGTGCTACAGCTATTACCGTTGATGAGATTTTGGACCTCTTCTACTCTCTTAAGTCTCCTTACAGAAACAAGTCCGTGTTCGTAATGAACGATGCCACCATTAAAGCAATTAGGAAGCTGAAAGATGGTCAGGGTCAGTATATCTGGCAGCCTTCACTTCAGGCTGGAACACCAGATACTATTTTGAATAGACCTGTTTACACCTCATCTTATGTTCCTACCATCGCTGCATCTGCAAAGTCCATCATCTTTGGTGACTTTGGTTACTACTGGGTAGCGGATCGTCAAGGAAGAGTATTCAAGAGACTCAATGAGCTCTATGCAGCCACCGGTCAGGTGGGCTTTGTTGCCACTCAGCGTGTGGATGGAAAGCTGATTCTACCTGAAGCCATTAAAGTGCTTCAGCAGAAAGCGTAATGGAGGTGCCCTATGAGTTATAACACAAAGAACTTTACCGAACAGGGCGGTGAAAAAACCGTCATTGGTGGAACGCTTGAGATCAAGGATGGGGCGGTCGTTACTGGCCTCCCCGTTCTCGATAATCAAGCTGCAAGTACTGCTGCCACAGTAGAAGATTTGGTGACGGATTTTAATGCCCTTATCACCAAACTTAAAGCAGCAGGGCTTATGATTTCAGACTAATGAAAGGATGGTGGCGGTATGACACTGCTGGAAAAAGTAAAAGCAAACCTGATACTAGATCACTCTGCTGATGATGAACTCCTTGGGATGTACATTACCGCCGCCACGCGGTATGCAGAAAGCTATCAGCATCTTCCTGAAAACCACTACGTGGAAGCAGTTATGCCAGCCACCACACAGCAAGCCATCATTATGCTGTCGTCCCACTTTTATGAATCCAGGGACGGCAGCACAGGTGGTTACTTTTCTGATAATGTACAGGCTGGACAGCAGGTGTGGAATACAGTCAATCTCCTGCTGCGGCTTGATCGTGATTGGAAGGTGTAGTCATGAGCTTTGGGAAAATGAATACCTTTATTGACATCATTGAGAGCGTCACCATAAAAGATCCTGAAGGGTTTAAAACAGAAGTTGATAACATTGTAGCTTCTGTAAGAGCTTACCGTGAAGGGCGACACGGCAATGAAAAATGGGCAAATAGAGCTTCCTTTTCAGAAGCCACAGACCTTTTTCGCTTTCGTCATATCCCTGGTATAACCATAACAACAACCATGGTGATCATCCATAGTAATAAGAGATTTGAAATCACATCTGTTGAGGATGTGAAAGGCCGCGGGATGTACATTGAAGTGCTGGCCAAGGAGGTGGTTCCAAGTGGCTAAAGCAACCATGAAAATGCCCGATGACTTCTTAATGAAGCTCTCAAAACTTGGTGATAAGACCGATGAAATCATCTCTAATGTTTTAGAAGCTGGTGGCGAGGTCGTTCTGGATAAAGTGAAAGCCAACCTTAAAGGCGTTATTGGTAATAATACCAAAGAAAAAAGCCGTTCTACCGGTGAGCTGGTTTCCTCCCTTGGCCTCTCTCCCACTAAGCTAGATCGAAATGGAAACTTCAATATAAAGGTCGGTTTCAATGAACCTAGAGGTGATGGTGATGCCAATGCGAAGATTGCAAATATCCTTGAATACGGTAAATCAGGACAGCCACCTAAACCCTTCTTGAAGCCAGCAAAGTCAGCATCTCGGAAGGTATGCATTGAAACCATGAAAGCAGAACTGGATAAGGAGATTGAAAAGCTATGAGCTTACTTGCAGATTTGAACCTCATACTGGCTCCCTTTGATATCCCTGTGGAAACAGGAGTGTTCTCTGATGTGCCTCCCGATGAATATCTGGTTATCACCCCCATGTCTGATAGGCTTGATCTCTTTGCAGATAATGAGGCCTATATGATTCTCTCAGAAGCTCGGCTCTCTCTTTTCACGAAGAAGAACTATATGAAGCGCAAGAAAGAACTAACTAAAGCTCTCCAGTCCGGAGGGATAACCATAACGGATAGGCAGTATGTTGGTTACGAACATGATACTAAATTTCATCATTACGCCATTGACGTAATGAAAGAATATGAAACGGAGGAATAATAAATGGCAACAATCGGATTGGACTCTCTATTTTATGCAAAAATCACAGAAGATCAAAACGGCATCGAAACCTATGGCACCCCAAAAGTGCTGGCTAAAGCCATGACTGCAGATCTGAGCATTGAGCTCATTGAAGCCATTCTCTACGCAGATGACGGTGCCAGCGAGGTGGTCAAAGAATTTAAGAGTGGAGCTTTAAGTTTAGGAATTGATGACATTGGCTCACTTGTAGCTCAGGATTTAACCGGCTGCAAAATTGACAGCAACAATGTGGTGGTTTCAAGAAGTGAAGATGGTGGTAGCCCTGTGGCAGTTGGGTTTCGTGCCAAGAAGGCCAATGGAAAGTATCGATACTTTTGGCTCTACAGGGTTATATTCTCTGTTCCCGCCACAAGTCTTGCAACCAAAGGTGACTCCATCACATTTAGCAGTCCCACCATAGAAGGAACCGTCTTTAGAAGAAATAAACTGGACGGAGAAAGCAAGCATCCTTGGAAAGCGGAAGTCAGTGAAGGAGATAATGGTGTTTCTGCATCAACAATTACAAGCTGGTTCACATCCGTATATGAACCAGACTTTACAGCCGTAACCCCAACCATAACCATCACAACTGAGCCGGCAAGCTTAACTGAAGTAACCACAGGCAGCATTTCTGGAAGCCTTTCTGTTGTGGCAAGCTCCAACACCTCAAACCCTGTAACCTATCAGTGGTATGAAAATACCATCGATAGCACCACTGGCGGTACTGCCATTAATGGAGAAACTTCTGCGAGTTTTGATATACCAACAGACCTGCTGGCAGACACTTACTACTATTACTGTGTTTTAAGCTCTAGTGGTGCAGAAAATGTGAC